GGCAGGGTCAGACTGCGGATACCGTGGTCATTCAGCACATAATCGTAAAAGGCACTATCGACGAGCAGATTATGAAAGCCCTGAAAACCAAGGACACAACGCAGGCGGCTCTTATCACCGCAGTGAAAGCGGAGGTACATAAATGAACCCATACAAGGAACTGGCAAATGCCATAATCGTACAAGCGGTCAAGGATTATCGTGATGCCGTGGAGCGTCTGCGATATACACCGGACGATAAATCGGCACTGCACGACAAGCGGAGTATAGAGAAATTCTTCCGTTCAAACTGGTTTTCGATACTTTCTGATTTGAACGGAGAATTGCTTCTGAAAAAGCTAAAAGAGGAGGTTTCGGCATGACGGCAAAGGAATATCTCGGACAGGCATACAGAATAGATCAGCGTATCAACAGCAAGATGGAGCAGATAGCTTCGCTGAACCTGCTTGCGCAGAAAGCTACCACGGTTTTCAGCGATATGCCCGGCAACACCACCCGCAATATTCACCGCATGGAGGACGTCATAATCAAAATCGTGGATATGGAGAGCGAGATAAACGCTGACATAGATAGCCTGGTTGACCTCAAAAAGGAGATTGCCGGAGTGATTCGCAGTGTTTCAAATCTCGAATATCAGACGTTACTTGAACTGCGTTATCTGTGTTTCAAGACCTGGGAGCAGATTGCCGTGCAGATGGGTTACGGCATTGACAACATCTACAAAATGCACCACAAGGCGCTGCGTGAGGTGACTGTTCCGGAAACTTTACAGTAAAATCAACTATTTTACAGTAGCCCCTTTGTGGTATGATATAATCAGCAAAGAATACAGAGAAAGCCTTGTAGGTTAATGAACCCGCAAGGCTTCCTGTGTGTCTGTACGAAAAATTCGTGATAATATCGCACGATTTTCAAATAAAAGAAGAATAAATCGTTCGATTCAAGGAGATGAACCCCATGCCCAGACGACCACAGCGTCCATGTTCCTACCCCGGATGTCTCAACAGATGTGACGGACAGTACTGCGAGGAACACTCAAAGCTAATGAACCGCCGCTACAACAAATTGATCCGCCCTGCTGAAAGCAACAAGAAGTACGGCAGAGCGTGGCGTGAGATACGAAAACGGTACGTTGCGGCTCATCCGCTGTGCGAGATGTGTCTGAAAGAGGGTCGGCTCACTCCTGTTGAGGAGGTGCACCACATCGTTCCCGTGTCGCGCGGCGGCAGTAATGATTTCAGCAACCTGATGTCGCTGTGTCAGTCATGCCACACGAAAATACACCACGACCTCGGCGACCGGTAGGACGGAAGCCGTCAGCTAGGGCGATCAGAATCTCTGCGACCTTTACCTCGGACAGCGGCCTGGGGCTTCGTGCGCAAAAATCGGGGTTCAAACGGGGTATTAAACCACAAATCATTTTCGGACGGTGCGAACCGTCTTTTTTTCTTGTCCTGTGGAGGTGAAAAATCATGGCAAAGGACGGCACAAACAGAGGCGGCAGACGGGTACGCGCCGGAGATAAACCCGCTCCTGCCGCAGAGAAAAAGCAGAAAGGGCTTCCGGTGAAAATCATAAGCAACGACATACCTGCGCTCGATACAGCCGAACTTGAAGCGGTTAACCTGCCGGAGGGCGCTGTGCTGAACGGCACGGATATTCCGAAGCCAAGCGACTATCTGTCGGCTCGGCAAAAGAACGGTGTTCCGCTTGGCGCTGACGATATATACCGTGAAACCTGGCTGTGGCTTAAACAGCGTAATTGCGAGAACCTCGTAAACAAGCGGCTCATCGAAGCCTATGCGCAGGCATACGCAAGATACATTCAGTGCGAGGAAGCAATCAGCACTTACGGTCTGCTCGGCAAGCATCCGACCACAGGCGGCGTTATTGCTTCGCCGTTCGTGCAGATGTCGCAGCAGTTTCAGAAAAATGCTAATCTCATCTGGTATGAAATTTACGGAATAGTCAAGGAGAACTGCACCGAGCCTGTCGGTGATGATCTGAACGACGCTATGGAACGTCTGCTTCGTTCAAGGAAAGGATAACGCTATGTCAAAGGACACCATCGAATTTTTCAGAGAACTCAAAGGCAACCGTCCGAATCTTACAGTTCAGCAATACAAAACCATAAAAGGACAGGCTGTTAAAGGCAATATTGCGGACGCCCGAAAAGGTCTGCACAAGGTTCTGAAAAGGAGGAACGTCAGATGAACACGACCAGTGAAATGCAGCTTGTCCCGATAGACAAGCTGATACCGTATGTCAACAATGCCCGGACGCACTCGCCGGAACAGTTGAACAAGCTGCGTTCCTCGCTGCGTGAGTTCGGCTTTATCAATCCCGTTATCATCGACAGGGATTTCAACGTCATCGCAGGCCACGGAAGAATACTTGCTGCGAAAGCCGAGAACATCTCCGAAGTGCCTTGCGTATTTGTTGATTACCTCACACCTGCTCAGAAGAAAGCGTACATAATCGCAGACAACCGAATGGCTCTTGATGCAGGCTGGGACGAGGAAATGCTGAAAGTTGAAATCGAAGCCTTGCAGGCGGATGACTTCGACCTCGGTCTGACGGGTTTTGATGAAAAGGAACTTGCTGCGTTCTTTGATGATGACTCCGACACCAAAGACGATGATTTCGATGTTGATGGTGAATTGGAAAAACCTTGCACAACAAAAACGGGCGACCTCTGGCTGCTCGGAAATCACAGACTTGTCTGCGGCGATAGCACCAAGCTGGAAACCTACGCAGTTCTCATGAATGGTAAACAGGCAACTCTT